AATACTACATTTATTTCAACAGTACTTAATGAAAATGTTACTAATGATTCAGTAGATATTTATAGAGGTCTATTAGATTCATCTAATGCTTTAATATCAGACCCACTTTTATTGTATAAAGGTAATATAGAAAACTTTACTATTAATGAATCAGATACTTCATCGAATGTAGTTTTATCAATTGTATCTCATTGGGCGGATTTTGAAAAAAAGAATGGAAGAAAAACAAACAATACTTCACAACAAAGATTTTTTGCTAATGATGTTGGTATGGAATTTTCATCAGAATTAGTAACAAACATTAAATGGGGCAGATCATAATGGAAGATATTATTAAATTTTATATACAATTTAATAGATATAAAAATTATACACATGATGAAATATCTAATCATGTTGAACCATCAATAAAATGCAATCAATATAAAAAGTTTGAAGATGACAAAGGTATTTTTGGTTTTGTATCTTGGGCTTTTCTTAGCAAAGAAGCTGAAGAATTATATAAGAAAACAGGAGTAATTAAAAATTATAAATGGCAATCAGGTAATAGATTATGGCTTTATGATATAGTTATTTTAAGAAATGCAAGAATTGTTATGTCTTGGGTTTATAATTATTTCAAAGATTATCTACAAACTAACCAATGTATCAATTGGTTAAGGCTAGATGATAATAATAATATTTATAGAATTTCAAAAAAATACAAAAGGGAGTTTCATAGTTAATGGGTGGCGTAGTAGAAAAAGCAAAAAAAGTAATAAGCCCTGTAGTAAGTCTTTTCTCAGGTGGCAATCCACTTATTGCTCTAGCTGGTACATTATTTTTAGCATGGGCGTTAAGACCAAAAGTTCCTGAAATACCTGATTTTGGAACAAATGAATTTGATGATTTTGAAAGAGGTTTATTAGTAAACAAACAATCAAATGACGCAAACATACCTGTAATTTACGGAGAAAGATTAGTTGGTGGTACAAGAGTTTTAATAGAAACATCAGGAACAGATAATCAATATCTTTATGTTGCTTTGGTTATGGCAGAGGGCGAGATTAACGATATTACAGAAATAAGAATTGATGATAAAGTAGTTACATTTGCATCAGATATTGCAGACAACACAGCAGTAGAAGTAGATAGTTCAGATGCTAATTTTTATAAAGATGGCGAAAGTTTAATTAGACTTGAACCACATTTTGGAACAGACGATCAATCAGCATCAACATTATTATCTGGTTTATCTAATTGGGGAAGTAACCATAGACTTAGAGGAGTTTGTTATTTAGCATTAAGGTTTAAATGGAATCAAGACGCATGGACTTCTATTCCAAAAGTACAGGCCAAGATACAAGGTAAAAAAGTAGTATCTTATAATTCTAGTTTAGTTGCACAAACAGCCGCTTTTACAACAAATCCAGCTTGGTGCATTTTAGACTACTTAACAAATACTAGATATGGAAAAGGATTAAGTACATCAGAAATAGATTTGCAAAGTTTCTATGATGCGTCAGTAGTTTGCGAAACTCAGGTTGAACCATATTCAGGTGCAAGTAACATTAATATTTTTGACACAAATACAGCATTAGATACATCAAGAAATATTATTGATAATCTTAGAGATTTAATAAAAGGCTGTAGAGGTTATATTCCATATACACAAGGTAAGTATAGTTTAATTATAGAAACTACTGGAACTGCATCTGTAACTTTAACGGAAGATGATATTATAGGTGGATATTCATTGTCAATACCACAGAAGAATGAAAGATATAATAGAGTTATATGTAGCTTTGTAAATCCTGATAGAAATTATCAAGTTGATGAAGCACAATTTCCACCTATAAACGATAGTGGTTTACCAAGTGCAGATCAACACGCAACTATGAAAACTGCTGATGGTGGTTTTTTATTAGAGGGCAGATTCCAATTTCCTACATTAACAAGTCAATACCAAGCTGAAGAAATGGCAGAGGTAATATTAAGAAGATCAAGACAAGCAATAGGATTATCAGTTAATGTTACATTCAAGGGTTATGAATTAAATATTGGAGATATTGTAAATATTACACACGCATCATTAGGTTTTTCTGCAAAGCCATTTAGAGTTTTAGGAATGACATTTAATCAAGATTATACTGTTGGTTTGTCTTTGGTAGAACATCAAGACGCACATTATACATGGGCAACTAAAACTCAGGCCGCAACTATACCTAGTACAAACTTACCAAATCCATTTACTATTCAACCACCAGCAAGTTTAACACTTTCAGATGATTTAGTAGAATATTCAGACGGAACAGTACTTACTAGATTGTTAATTAACATTGGTGCATCTACAGACCAATTCGTAGAGGATTATGAAGTAGAAGTAAAACAAACATTAGATAAGAATGACAATGCTGTTACAGAAGATTTTAAATTAGTAGGACAAGGTAAATCTTTAGATTATCAAGTATTAAACGTAATTGATGAAGCAACATATGAAGTAAGGGTTAGAGGTATTAATACACTTGGAGTCAGATCAACTTATGTATCAGACACTAGAAAAATAATTGGTGCAACAGATACACCAGCAGACGTAAGTGATTTTAATATTTCTATGGTAGGTTCAAATCAAATGCAGTTGTCATGGACACCTGTAAATGATCTCGATATTGAGTTTTATGAAATTAGATATTCAACAGGTGTAAATACTACTGAATGGTTTGATTCAACAAATTTAGTACAAGTACCAAGAAGAAAATCAAATAGTGTAACTGTAAATGCTATAAATCCACCATACCATTTATACATAAAAGCAGTTGATAAATTAGGAAATGAATCTGCTAATCCAGCTATTATTTCATCAAATGTAACAAGATTAGAGTCTTTTGAAGATATATCTACTTTAAATGAAGAACCATCATTTATTGGTACATATTCCAATACTTTTTTAGGTGCAGATAATAATAATAATCCAGCAGTAACATTAGACACAATTACTCTTTTTGATGACAGGGCTGGTAATTTTGACGATGCCGACACATCAGGTTTCTTCTTTGATACAGGTGGTATAGCAAACAATATTACATCTTCAGGTAACTATACTTTCAATAATACAGTAACATTAGATGGTATCTATGACATGACGTTCCAAGCACAAATTACTATGCAATCAGATGACCCATATGATTTATTTGATTCAGGTAGAGGTGCAACACTATTTGACGATGCCAAAGCCCCATTTGACGGAAATGCACCTACAAACAATTCTGCGGTATTACAGGTAGGAAGTTCAACTACAGGACTTGGAGATATTTCAAGCTATACAACAGTAGCCCAACAAGGAACATTTAAAGGAAGATATTTTAAATTTAGAGCATTATTAAATTCAGCTGATAATAAAGCTAAACCTGTAATATCCGGTATGCAGATTAAATTAGTATTAGAGAAAAGAACAGAAACAGGAGATGACATAGCTTCAGGTACATCTACTAAGACTATTACATTTACAAATAACTTCTATCAAACACCAAACATAAATATTACAGGGCAAGATTTATCTAGTGGAGACTTCTTTGTAATTACCAATAAATCAAAAACAGGATTTGACATAGTTTTCAAAAACAGTAGTAATACAATAATAGATAAACAATTCGATTATCAGGCAATCGGATATGGATTGCAAAGCTAAATAAATTGGAGTATAAGAACGTATGAGTCAAGTATCAGATGTAACACTAGCAAATCAGGCCTTTGGGACATTTCGTAGTGAGTTAAATGGAATTTTAGGTGCATTAAATTCTGCACATATAGGAAGTTCAGCACCAGCATCAGCAGTTGCTGGAACAATTTGGGTAGATAATTCCGGTGCAAATACTCTAAGTATTAAGATTAATGATGGGACAGATAACCTAGAATTATTTAGTGTAAATACATCAACAAACGCTATCACACTTCCGAGTGGTGTAGCAGTAACAGAAACAGACCCACAAGCGGCGGCATTAGCAATCGCTTTAGGATAAGGAGAATAAATGGCTAATACATTTAAAGTAAAAACAAATGGTGCATTACCATCTAGTGCTGGAACACATGATACAGTTTATACTTGCCCAGCATCAACTTCAACAATCGTTATTGGTTTAACACTTTGTAATATTCACACAGCCGCAGTTACAGCTTCAGTACAATTAGTTTCAGATACATCAGATACAGAAACAAACGAAACAGTACAATTAGTTAAAGATGTTTCTATACCAGCTGGTTCTTCTTTAGAATTATTATCTGGTGGTAAATATGTATTACAAGCTACAGATGTTCTTAAAGTTGATTGTTCAGTTGCGGCTAAGATAGATGCAACATTATCTATTTTAGAAATTACATAGGAGTTTAAATGGCATATATAGGTAAAGTTCCAACAGCAGTACCTTTAACAAGTTCAGATATTACAGATGGAATAGTATCTGTTGCTAAACTTACATCGACTTTAGATTTATCATCAAATACTGTAACATTACCAAGTGGAGTTGGGGGTAAAGTTTTACAAATTGTTCAAGGAACATCAAGCACCCAAACAAATGTAACTTCATCAACTTATGCTGACACAGGAATATCAGCAACAATAACTCCATCTTCATCAAGTAATAAAGTTTTAGTTATGTTTTCAGATTGGATTAGACATCAACGGGGTGGCACTTCTTATATGGGTGGAAATTATAATATAACTAGAGGAAGTACAATTATTTGGCAAGGAGACGATGAATCAACTGAAAAATTAGGTTTATATCATTATGGAACAGCTACAAATTTTAACATTAAATGGAATTTTACTGGAAATTATTTAGATAGTCCAAGCACAACTTCTGCAACAACATATAAAACTCAACATAAATTAACATTTGGTACTGCTGGTTATTTACAATCACAAGCTAATAATGCAGAGGCAACTATAACTTTATTGGAGATAGCTGGATAATGATTACTGAAGCAATACTAAAAATAAATCCAAATGCAAAGGTAACTGTAACAGGTACAAACCTTGATACTTGTGAAATTGTTTGGTTAGAAAATACTACACCTATTTCAAAAACAGATATTCAAAATAAAATTACTGAATTAGAAAACGAATATACAAACAATGCTTATCAAAGAAATAGAGCATCTGAATATCCGACAATTACAGATCAACTTGATATGCAATACCATGATGCAGTAAATGGTACTACAACATGGAAAGATAAAATTAAATCAATTAAGGATAAATATCCTAAACCGAGTGAGGAATAATGGCATATATAGGAAAATCCCCAACAATAGGTAACTTTCAAAAGTGCGATGCGATCACAGTAGTTAATGGTCAAGCCGCATACACAATGCAAGTAGGTGGTACAAATGTATCCCCAGAAAGTGAAAATCATATGTTGGTATCACTTAATGGAATTTTACAAGCACCTGTAGATTCATTTACAATATCTGGTTCTACAATCACATTTGCATCTAATCTTGCAACAGGCGATGTAATAGATTTTATTATGCTACTTGGTAATGTTTTAGATTTAGGTGTACCATCAGATAATACTGTTTCTACTGCTAAATTAGTTGATGGCTCTGTAACTTCTGCAAAATTATCTGGAGTTACACAAGGAATTACAGAAGTAGATGTTTGGATGGTAACTGCTGATACAAATAGTGGCACTGATGCAGATATTACAACAAATTTAGCTAGAGCAAGTACACAAATTTCAGGAAAAGGATTAACTTATATTGGAACAGGAATGACAGAAAGTTCTGGTATATTTAGTTTTCCTGCAACTGGTATTTATTTAATTTTAATTCAAGCACATATAAATTTTGTTAATGAAGCAGATAACGGAAGTATAGTTTCTTTAAATATAACTACTAATAATAGTACATACAATGAAAGAGGTAGAGTTTATGCTGGTTCAAACAGTACATCTAACAATTCACAATTTACAGTTTTTGGTCAATATATTGTTGATGTTACAGATACATCAAATGTTAAAGTTAAATTTAATGCATCATCTTTTGATTCTCAAAGTTATCTTGAAGGAAGTACAGATAAAAATCAAACAAGTTTAACATTTATAAGGTTAGGAGAGACATAAAATGCAAGATAAAAATTGGTTAAGTATGGCTTTAGCATCTATGCACACTGGACAATGGTTTGGTTGGAAAAAAGATTTTACAGGTAATGAAAGAATGGCTTATGAAAATATTATTGTACATGATAGTTCAATTACAAAACCAACTGAAGCTGAAGTAAATGCAAAGATACAAGAATTAAAAGATGCAGAAACAGATAAAAAAACTGCAAGAACATCAGCAATCAATAAATTAAAAGGTGCAACATATTCAGCATTAACTGACGCAGAAGCTAAAGCATTATTTGGGGAGTAACC